ACTCACTTTCAAAAACAGCAAAATCAGTAATTGGTTTTGCACTACCGAGCATACGTTCGTATGCTGCCTTAGCTGCTGGGTCAGTATTTTGTTTTAGCCAAAATTCGTATAACGAAATATACCAAAGCATTGATTGATTTCTATCATTAAACACTTCTTTAGCCCATGCTACCCGGACATCAATATCGTTAACTTGGTCTGGAAATTCTTTTTTGAGTTTGTTTAGTTTACCATTATAATTTTCAAATAACAATAAATTCTCATATAATTCTCTCAGGAACATTATAAATCCTTTAAATATAATTTACTATATTTATTCCATTTAGTAGTCGTCTGCATCTAAATTATTAATTAAATCACGCAGTGCAGAACTCTGTATACCTGCATTTACTTTTGCAGTCGGTTTATCTTGTTCGATTGTATTACGTGCCTTAATTGAATTTAACAATGCGTTACCTGCAGTTGGTGCAGATGTGCTACCATAACCTTGATCTTCATCAATGTCTGTAATACGCAATGTATCAATGTCATAACCTAAATCAATTTTTAAACCAACGCCAGAACTACTACGTGTTTTCATAAGCTGGATTTGATATCTACCACGTTCACGCATAGCTCTGCTTGTGAAGATTCCAAACACGTTATCTGCAGTTTGGATTTTACTTAACCCACCTGAGATATGACTATGATCAAATTCAACTTCTTCTACTGCACCTCTGTTAAGCTGTGCCGCAGTAACAAACACACAATTCTTTTCTACTGCTAAATTTCTTAATTCTTCTGATACATATTTGTCTTTGATGAATAAGTCTGCTGGGCTAATCTTTTTACTCATTGGCATTAATAAGTCTAAATAATCTACTAGCAACACATCGACTTTTCTATCTGTTTTAATTTCGTATTCTTTTAAATAGCTTCTAATATCATTTGCAGTCTTACCTGACGGCATATATTTTACTTGTAATGAACCTGATTTCTTACCAATCATTTTAACTTTTAATTCTACATCGTCGATATTTTTAAATACTTCCCTAGTTGAAATACCAGTAAGCATACTATCTATACGCATTGATACAAGTTCTTCACTAAGCTCTAATGTTAAGTAAACTACGTTAAATCCTGCAAGTGCCCAATTAACTCCTAGGTTAGCTAAGAATAAACTTTTACCAGCTCCCGAACCGCCTGCAAAAATATTAAGTTCACCTCTATTCATTCCGCCGAATAATTTGTCATCCATGTTCTTCCAACCAGTAGATACTTGGCCATTCTTATCCTTAATCTTCATTAATCGCTCTCTTGGATTAGCAAAGTAGTCTGTACCTAAATCTTTTTGTAAACCAATCTGTACTGCTTTTTTAATTTTTTCTTCTACCGGGCCATACTCGCCTTTTTCGAGCAAGTCAGCTGATTCATTAATAGCACGCTCGAGTCCTTTATGCCTAATAAAAGTTTCAAAGTCAACTAGTAGCCAATCGTAGTGTTCTTCTTTAAGTCCGTCTACGTCTTTAAAGTCGCTCTGTGTTGCTGCATTGATAATATCAAATGTTGGCATTACATTATGTTCTTCAACATACTCGTTTATAAATTCTGCAGACTTTTGTAACTTGCGATCAAATAATGAATGATCAAATATCGACTGGCATCTAACAAACGTAGCTGCATCACTTATCATCATTTCTAAATATAATTTCTGTATATCATACCCATAGTCTACGTTTTGTTTCATTTATTGTCCTTAAAAAATTGCTTTGCTCTTAATTGAATCTTAAGCGAATACGATTGCTTTGCATCAATAATTAGCCAGAGAGTAGCCAATCTACCTAATTTTACGACTGCATCATTTACATCTTTAACGCCAGCAGGCCAATCCGGCATGCTCACTGACCAACCGTATTCTATTGCTTGTTCTACTGTCTTTGGACCTTCGTGGTCTCTGTCAGGTACTAATATAATTTCTTTGTTTAATCTTTTAAGTAACCAATTTTGTCTTTCTTTAATCTCAGAACCAAGTATAGCACATCCATCAATACTAATTGCATCTAATGGACCTTCACATACTATAACATATGCACGGTCTCGGAGTTGTCTATCAAGATTAAACACAAAATCAGGTTGTTGTTCTGATAGGTATCTTGGATGCTTATTGCTTGGTTTTATAAGTCTAGCAGTATACCCTACAATACGATTTTCGTAGTAGTATGGCATAATTAATCTGTCATTGAACCCTGATTTAGGAGTCCAATAAAACGGATAGTCATCTAAACACAAGTTTCTACTATCCATATATTCTAATATAGGAAGTAGTAATTGCGGAACGTTCTCTAAAAATTTAGTAATAGGCTGTGCGCCGCGTGGTAGTGCCCTATCGTCAAATTTAGGAATAAGCGATTCCATTTGTACAGATTCGGAACCTTCAATCCGAAATGCTTCAAATGTAAGTTTAGATATATCACTGTCGCCCATGTTCATAAAGCGCATGAAATCTTTCATCTTCTTGCTAATATGTCGTCCTGGTTGCCAACTAGCTTTAAATCCACAGTTAAAACAATGATATGATACTGCATCGTCTGCATTAATAATAAATCCGCCACGATACCTAGTATCCTGGCAACACGGTGCGTTGCCAGTTATCCATCCACTGGGTGTTTTTTTAGTTCGCCTACCACTTTGCCAGTACATTAGCAATGTATCTGTAATTAAGTTCATAGGTCAAGTAAGTTATTTAAAGTAACATTATACTATAAAACAATCACTTTATCAACCTTTCCGGTAGGGTTGACTGGACTGTTTCCTTGGTATAATATTCTAAAGTATTTGAAATATGCAACATCAACGTTGTTAAAGATAACAGGTGTTGACCTTGCTACTAGAATAGTCTGTGATGCAAGTGGTTGAGCATGCAAGTACGAGTTAACACTAATGGTAGATGCAGTGGTTCCTTCTAACCATATCTTGCCAATAAACCCTGTTATTGCAATTTCAAATGACAGTTGGGTTGTAGGAACTGCTTCATAGAATGTAGCAGGTATAGAACTAGTATGATATATAACATTTCCCATGTAATCAATTTCGCCGGTAAATGTATTGTATGTTTTTTCATTGCGGAATGTTGGCATAGCATTGCCTATTAACTCCATTGTCCCGACTGCACCAAATCTAGTATCAGCATATAACATTACATCACGTCCGTCTTTAATTGCACTAACGCTATATGTTAACGACTGCGGTGTTAAGTCAAGTAGATCCTCTTGAGGTATTGTAACTCTAGCTATTCCTTTTAGTGGAACTGTTTCGTCGAGAGTGCTATACACTTGTTCTAAGTAATATGGACTTCCAGGTAACGCATTACCGGCCACATCCATAATGTTTAATTCAATAATACTTAACGTAGATAAATCGATTCTTTTTTGATCTGCGTTCTTAATATCGAACTCAATGGTATTATCGATACCATTGTATAATTTTACGTTTCTTTGATACACTGATGTGAACTCCACTGTAAATCCAGCCAGATCAGCGAGAAGTGTGATCCGGTTTGGGTATAAATAACTTGATATTTTTTGCATTGGCAATATCCTTTTTATATATTTATGGCAAACCTAAGAGATAACATAGAACAAAACTTACCATTTATTAGTGTATTAAATTACGGAAACGATGAATACGTAGGTATAATTATTAATCAAGATCAGTACGTGACTAGTTTTTACGACTTAAATGCGATACTATCTGCTGAAGATAAAGCTGTTTTTTTAGAAGTAGGTGAAATTTGGTGGTGGGAATCAAATAGACAATTTCCTATTTCAATCTTTTGTAGAGAAGAAATTCGACCGTTTAGTTACGCAATTAAAACATTCAATAGTAAAGATACTCGAATAATATTAGGCCCGGTTGTTAATTTGATGAACTTAACTGTTAAACGAGTTAAACGTAAATCAGTTCAACTCGTCCGTCGTCCACCTCGTTAATTTAATTGCTCTACTATTAAATTCATTTGTACAATGATTGCCACTGCATAAGCAATCGCATGAGATTTACGAAATGAGTACCCAGCATCATTGTCTGAGCTGACCCATATTTCGCTCATCACCGTAGTCCATTCTTTCCCAATCAAATACCGTTTCGCTGGCCTTATCATCGCCAGGACCGCAGCTAATTGTGCCACAAGTCGGCTGCATCGTTCTCAGAATATCGATGTGCCCGTTTATATGAAATAATAGATTTACAAATTCTTCTTGAAGTAAAAGTTCCCATATTGGTTCAGTTCCCATTAAGTGTAATAAATGATCATTATCTTTAACATCTTTGTATATGTTAACATTTAGAAAATCGATCTTAAAATATCCTCTTTCTTCAGCTTCTTTATAGTCAAGAGTACTCACATTAGTTACTGGATTATGTGGTATATTATGACAATAGATGCCTGTATTATGTTTCTTTTGACTGTTAATAGCTGCCGTAACGTGTTTGAGTTTTGACAGTGCATCATCCCTGTTTGCAAAGTCAATATCAATATCTGGCATGTGTTGCGAACCTCCGATTGATGTATGGTTTGGTTTCAACCTCAATATTTATGTTCATAACAAACTCTCCTTAGACACAGTCTTTACAAGCTCTGCATCGGACGGTTGCCGTTTAAATTTACTAAACCAAAATGGAATATCTAATGCTGCACCTGCTGCTGAAAGCTGGTCGTCATTAAATCTCTTTATCATAGCTTTTCCTGAATTTGAATTTAAGATAAGCCATGGGCTAATTTTACCATCCTTGATATCGTATGCAGCTCGATTTAAACTTACATATAAAAAATAATGATTCCATTGCGACTGATTAGCATCTGCCCAATCTATCATATGAGCAATGCTTCGTTCTAATGCAGTTTCGACTGATTCAGTTTTAATTAAATTAACAACATAGTTATCATATAGGTCGTCTCTACACCAATGGTCAAGTTTAACTCCGCTAGTTACTACATATAATATAAATTTTTCAGGATATAATGGTTTTACATTATTAACAAAGCTACCAAATTTAACAAATGCATTATAGTAAGGACTTTTACAAAAGTCTTCATATGTTTTTACACCATGAAAGTTTTGTGTTTTTTGAAAGAATATATTATACGTTTCAAATCCTAATACTACGTGTTTTTCTCGTTGTGCTAATGCTCTGCGTTTTGATTCGCACACATGTACTGCGAGCGTAGATTCTTTTACAAATTTACTTTTGCAGTACTGGCACTGATATGGTTTAGACGTTCCTAGACTCATCATTTTAATTTCTTTTTAATATCGGAGTCTTCAAACCCGTATTCTTTTCCTAATGTAGTTAGCTCTTTATCTGTATACATAGATGCTAACATTTCAACTTCTTTCATTTTCATACTAGGATATAGTTCGGCTAGAAATTTTACTTTTTTATTACTGGTACTTGCATCTTTTTTCTTATTTCCAATCCATTCATGATAGAATGTCTTTGACCCATGCTTATAACTACACATACATAACAGCAGCCACAACAATTTTGGATGTTTTTGTAATGCAAAGAAATGTTTATTATAGCCGAAGTTTACAGATAATACAAAGTGTTCTTGGATATCTCTCGACTGACCTTTAACATTACTAATATAACGATTTAATCTAAACAAATCATCTTTTAAATCTTTTTGACCTTCTTCAGAAAGAGAGTCCCACATTTCTCTTACGTTAAGATCAACTGCTTGCAATTTTTCTTTAAGTTCTAACTTTTCACTCATAATTTACCTACAGCAATTTATCTAAATGTATTAATTCGCTTTGTCTCGATACTTCCTTTACAAAGTATACACACTCTGGACTACTTCCTACACTAATAGGAGTAGTTAATAAGTGTCCTGGTTTCATTTTAGGAAAATACCATTTAACGTCATTGTAAAAATTTACAATTTCTATTTTTTTAAATTCAATTCTAAAATCAGATAATGGATTAAACACTAGTGCATCAAACCCTCTATCATTTAAACTAGTTAACGGTAATATTTCGATATGTGATGCAGTACTCCCGTCACCGACTGCTATACACCAATCAATTGGCATAGATACTTCTTTATCTCCAATTTTTAACACCATTGCAGGTGCATTGAATGATTCGAGATAAATTAGCTGCATAAAAAAGAAATCAGGTTCCTGTGGGGAGCTGTTATCTAATACGCTAAATCGCATGTTATCATCGACTTCATCTGGCAGATTATTCAATGAAAATGCAGTGTTGTTTATTGTTAATATGTTCATTTCCAGTCTACCTTATTAATGTCAAATTCATATTTTGCTTCTTTATAAAACTTTTTTCTTTCAGTTAAGTGTTTCTTAGCGTACTTGCACGTACTAGTAATATCGTAAATTTGCACAAAATCCTTGTCATGTGCTTTTCTAATACCTCTACCAATACTTTGAATAACTCGTGTAAAACTTTTACCTGGTTCAATTAACACAAGGTTAAATATTCTAGGAATGTTAATACCTACTGCTGCTACACCGTATGTTGCTATAATAATTTTATTTGTTGATGTTTTAATTTCGTCGTATTCTGTTTTTCTATCTTTTGTTTTTACGTTACCTGATACGAACACCGAATCGTCAAGTTCGTTAGCAAGAAAGTTTCCTGTTTCGATCCGACCAACTAGGACTAATGTATTGCCCGTTTCGGCGATTGTTTTAATAGTCTCGCTAATAAATCGCAGTCTGCTTTCGTCAGTAACTTGATATTTTAATTCATCTGCGTATGATCTAAATGATGGTAAATCGATTAATTGCAACACCTTTACATGACATGCAGATAATACCCCTGCATCTTGCAACTCATATGCTTTAATACCACCAACTACTGGCCCTATACTTGCAAATATTTGTTCATATTCGTGTTTTTCTTTTGGAACAGTACCAGTTAGCCCCCATCGTATCGGAGCGTTACATAAGTTTTGAGTAAGTAAATTTTTCAAGACATCAGCTTTTGCCATATGTACTTCGTCGACAATTACTGCAGTTACTCCATCTAAAAATTCTGCTAATGTTATAATATCATGTTCTGAATTTTTACTTTTTTTATCTAACACATTAAGGCTTTGCCAAGTGCAAATAGTGTGTGTTTTGTTTATATCTTTTCGATCACCGTAGTACATGCCAACGTCTAAGTCAACGTTTACAAAGTCTTCATATGTTTGTTCGACTAAGCTTTTATTTGGAACAATTGTTATTGTGCGACCTTGAGACTCGCAAATATGTGCTAGGGTTGCAGTAGTGATAGTCTTACCTGCACCAGTTGCGATTTCTTGTAATGCTTGTGTTTGTAGTAAAAATTTATTAATTGCGTCTACTTGATAATCTCGTAACAATATCGGTTGTCCGGCTTGTGCATGACCTACAGGCCATACTTTGCCTAAGTCTGCCCAATATGTTTCAGTAACTGGTGTAAAATTTATGTTTATTGGTTTTCTTAAATCTTTAATATCATCTATTTGAACACCTAATTTATCTAAGTGTCCTAATATCACTTCTAAGTTATTTAAATACCCTGTTCCGCCTAATCCAAATAAACTAACAGTCCCGTCCCATCGACCTAACTTAAACGCAGGTCGATATCTTGCAGTCGGATCTTCATATTTAAATGCATTAACTAATCGCTTTCTTGCATCTAGTGGCAAATTCTCAAATTTAATATTAACTTCATCTTTTATGATTAATGTTACTCCCATGTGTTCCTCGTTTCTATAATTGGTTCTACATGTGTGTATGATATAATCAAATCACTACTATTTGCATACACTGCAGTTTTGCTATGCCGTAAAGTGTTTCTAATGCAAAGTACACTCATCGGACGCCATTTTTCTTTAAGAAAGAATTTTGGTAATTTACCGCCGAGTACTGCTGCAACCTTTGTGTCATCGTTTAATACACTATTATACTGTCTTTTTCCGATTGCGTCATTAAATATTTTTCCATCAGGCGTATTATCCAATCTAAAATGGAATCCAATGTTATCAGTAATACCGTGATTAGTTAGCGCCTGTGCTAGCTCGTTAAATTGTGTTATTGTTGTAAAATCAGTTGATTGTTCAAACACTACAAGTAACGGTAGTCTTTGTAATTCTACAAGTGATGCAATCACGGTGTTAAGTGAATACGCATTACTATCAATCCAAATTTTAGGTTTTTTACGAGATGCGATAATATTTGTTAATGTAGAATTATCAGTGTTGACGTGATTAGTATATCGATATCGTAAGCTTCGATCATTAATAATTACAGAATCTAACGATGTAGTTTCACCGATATCGGATAATATTGCTGCTTGAAATTTAGGGAAAATTATATTACTAATTAAATATTGATCAGTAACTGCTTGTTTATCCCATGCAGTTATTATATCATAATAACTTTTTAATAACGGGTCAACATCAAATTTATACTCACTTAACAAGTCGATGACAAATACTAGATTTTTTTCAGTTAGATCTGCTATGTAAATGACCCGGATTTAATTTGATAGATTTCACTGTGACTATTAAGAACTTTACGTAATGCAGACGAGAATGTAAAATCAATGCCAATGTATCCAGAGTAATTGTCATTCCTAATGTGAGAAAATGCTGGTACTAGGTTAGATCCAGCAGGTATATGAAATATTTTCTTTATTTCGGGTATAACTCTCCAAGATTTACTCCATTGAGGATTATCTAAGTATTCTTTATAATCAGAAATTAATCCTAATAAGACTTGAGAATATGCTGGTGTGTTTAAAATTGTAACTAGTAAATTACCTTGTTTTTCGGTAATATATGTATCGGATTGCATAGCGTTGTATAAACTGTGCAATGTTTTAATGTCTCTTAGTGAGAATGGAGATTTACTTGTCACCCCTTGTGAGGTTGCAAGATGCAGAAGGCTGTCTATTGTTTTCATGTGTTATACACCTTATGTAGTTGGTAGGCTGATACAGCCTACCAACAATGTTTTAATTAAATGGTAGCGTCTTCCATACCTGCACATCTTAGCCGTATAATATTACTTAATGCATACGATTTTTGATCTAAGGCTTTAGTAATTCCTAACCATTGATTTCTTAATAATGCAAATTCGTTAATAACTTTCTCATATTCGATTACGTCATCTTCACCTTCTACATATTTTTCACAATCACGACTACTTAATGCTCTTGCGTATGTTTCTAAGTATTTTCTAAAGTGATAACTCTTTAATCTTTTAAGTTCAATATTAAGGAACTCTAGGATAGCTTCAACTTCTTGAAGCTGCCCATATCTGTGTTCTACAATGCCTGGCATTGCCGCGGATGCCTTTTCTACATTACCTAGTATTTTACACTCTTGTTTGGCATTTGTCAACTCTGTTTGAAAGTATAAAATACCATCCGGTAATAGTGTAATATCTTTTGCAATTTTAGAATACCAACTCATTAACACTCCAAGTCATTATAGTCATCATCTTCTTCATCACTATTATCTTCTAGATAATAATTAATTGCTTGATCGAGTGTAGGGTCAATACCTGTTGCTCCTAGAAACATGCGATCAGTAGCACCGAAATCGGCTAGTAATTCAATAAATCTTTCAGCAGCTATCTCTGCTTGTTTTTTATCAATATAATCTGCAAATAACAACCATACATCAGCAATTTGTGTTT